CTAGCTTTAGGGACGAAAGTTATTTCTTCTTTTTTACACGGAGCGACACTCGTGCCGCCTTGGTGTTACTTACAAATTGTTTTCCTTTGGAGCCTGCTCTTTTCTTTTTCTTAGCAGTTGTCGCTCGCTGAGACTGGGATAGGCTTTTAGCTTTAGCCATCGGAAGGCAACGGTCTGGGTTCTTTTTGTTTTTAGACGTTCCGCAAGGGCCTTTAATCTTTCCATCTGTTCCGATGCGTACCCAGTTTTGCGCTCTCCATTTTGCAAGTTCACCCATTACTTCTTTTTCTTTACTGAGAGTTTCTTACGCTTACCTTTGCCATAGTTGGGGTCTTTGCAGTATTTGCTTGCCGCCATGTTTGCATAAGCAGAGGGGTATTTATCGAAAGTACGCTTTGCCCAAGCGATACCTTTAGGACATATCTTAGCCACAATTAGGCTTTCTTCCTTTTCATTGCTTTAAAGTCTGCGCCAGTGATTTTATTCTTTGGTGCGGCTTTGCTTGCAATAGCTAATTGTTTGCGAGACATCTTTTTCTTTTTTCCGTGTCCGTAGTGACTTGGCATATTACTTCCTTATTTTTAGTTGTTTACGTTTAGTTGATGGACAGTGAGACCCATCACAAAAAGGCATATTTTTAGATTTACCGCAGGTGCATTTTTTCATAGAGACATAATTGTTATTGATTACGCTGAGCTAAGATTTTTCTTTTTCTCTCAGCTCTTTCGTAATCTCTTTTCTTTTTAATAGCGAGGTTACGTCTATGAGCAACGAATGTGGGGTGACGCTGGTAAATACTTCTCATTCCAGCGGCGATGTTTCCTATATTTCCTATCATATTAGCATTTCCATTTACGAAGGGCGAGAGCTTTACGGGTCGGTCTACCTTTGGAATCCTTCATAGGCCCCTTCACGCCACTCATACGGGCGCAAAATGATCGTTTACGTGCTCCCCCTTGGGGTTGTGGAGCTTTTAAATTAGACCCTGTTTTTCGGTTGTAATATTCACGCCCTTTTTTTGTGAGACCGCCTTTTGACGATTTGTGTTCTTTGCGAAGGCTTACGCCTTTGCGTCTGGGCTTGGACATTATTTAACTTGAGAGCTTCCAAAATAGAATCCGATAATAGCGAGCATGGCTTGGCGAACTTCTGGCAACAAAACAAACCCATCAAGAGATTGCCAGCCAGTAAAGTTAAGACCGAGAAAACTAAGCAGACCACCTGCACTATTTTTTTCAATAGTAACAGGGGTGTCTAGCAGCGAAAGAATAAAAGGTGCTATTATAACTGCGAATAGAATAAAGCCTACAAAGATACGCCGTATCCAAACACCACCACGTGCGCTGGCTCTGTCTGCTGAAATATCGGCAGCTTCTTGTTTGCGAAGCATCATCTCAAAGTTTCGGGCTTGAGCTTCTGCTTGTGAGGCAATCAGCTTCATTATGAAGCCGCTTATGCCGCCACCTAGCATGGCAATTAGTTCTATACTCATATAAGATTATTCCTTATTAAAAGACGTTTGATGCAGCGAGTCTCTTCTCGACTGTATCGCGGAAAGCTGGGTCTTTTGAGTAACGAGGGTCACTCATAGCCTCAGTGACTTGAGCAGCTGACATGAAGGGCTTAACGCCGTCTCCACTGGTCGAGCCTTGTGTAAGATTTGGAGGGCTACCACCACCGCTAAGAAACCTCGCATACATGCCTTGAACAGCCATCTTTGCTTGTTCTACAGAGCCGCTAGTCACTATCTCGTCATAGGCATCAATGTCAGAATCATTTAGATTTTCCTGCGCCCACTCAGTCATAGCTTCGTAGTTCTCACGGCCTCCAACGGTTTGCTGAATGTCCAGAGCTTGCGACGTTACCATAGCTTCTTGTCCTGCTATGTAAGCATCCACAAACGAACTAGGTATGCCAGCCTTCTCTAGCTCTACATACATCTTGTCAGTCAGCTCGCCGCTTTCGGCAAACTCTTCTTGAGCCTTGGTGATAGCGTCGTTGATAGCAGGAGCTGGTTCTTCTTCGCCTTTCGACTTAGAACGTTCAGCGTTTCTAGACTGCTGCTTTTCAAGCTCCTTGTAAGCTTTTGCTAGGTCTTCTGGCGACTTAAATTTTTCATCTAACCATTCTGGTCGATCGCCCTCAGAAGGCTCTTCAGTGGCCTCCTGCTCTACTTGTTCAGCTTCTGCTGAAGCAGCCTTGGCTATTTCTTCTTCCAAAGCTGCGTTCTTTTCGGCCGCTTCTTGTTCGGCGGCTGTTGGTTCGTTTATGTTTATTTGCTGTAGTTCAGCCATCTTATTCCTCGCTTACTGGTTGGTTTTGCTGTTGAGCTTGTATTTGATCTGAAAATGCTTTGACGCCAGCTGGAGTGGCTTTCTCTAGTAACGAGGCTTGTTGTTGAGCTTGCATTTCGGCTGCCATTTCTTCTTGTGTTTTGACTAGACCAACCGTCTTGATGCCCAAAGAAGTAGCACGGCGTTTGAAGTATTCGCCCACGTTGACATACTGCGCGACGGCCTGTGCGCCCACCACTTGTGCAGCACCTGCAAGAAATAAATCGAGTTTTTGTAAATCGTGTCCACGGCCGAGGGCTTCTACACCAGTTATGATTACAGGATTTATGACGTCCTTTGGAAGCTTTGGCAAGCGTTTCTTTTTGTTCATTACCTCCATCAATCTAGTGACCATTGGTAGCTGAAGCTCAGTAGCTAGAAGCGAATACAAACCGCCAAGCGACGACTCTAGCTCCATACTTAACATACGGATTTCTTCCGCTGTGACACGATCCGCATTACGAACAACACCGCTAGTAAGCAGGAAGGCGTGACCTAGACGATCTTTAATGCCATTCATTGTTTCCTGCGCTACGCGAAAATCATTGAATTTATTGAGCTGTAGGACGCTGACATCTTGAGCGTTGCCTTGTGTAATAGCTCCGTTCGGGCTATCCGCAAGTGTGCGCGCCCGTGTCGTTCCGTTTGGATTGACAAGAAAAAGGACTTTAGCAGCAGCAGCTGCTCCCTCAACAATAGCTCGTGTCAGTGCTTCAAGACTCTGAACGTCTCCAAGGTATTCTTCTACATAAGAGCGTCCGTAGGACTCACCGTCGATACGGCTAAATCTAAGAGCTATAAAAGGGTTCTTGTCGAGCGCATAGCTTCCTTCGCTCTCTGGAACGCGCTCCCCTTCAATATCTTGATACACATGCCAGCCATTCTCATGGCGACATACAGCAGTATATAGTTCAACTTCTTGCTCCATATTACCGTCGCTCGGAACAAGTGCTTTCATTTGTTCTGTAAGAGCTGAGTAAGCAATAGTCTCTTTGGTTGCTATGTGGACTACACGTCCCATTGGGTCGCGCTCAACCACATAACGATCTAAATGGAAGACACGAATACCGCCCTCATCGGGCATGTAGAGAAGAACATTTCCAGTGATAATTAGATGCTTTAACGCTTCGTGCAGCGCAGAGCGATAGCTTTCACGGGACACTTCGTCCATGACTGCTTCTTCTACTTTTTGTAACGAAGCCTCAATGCTGCTAATAACTTCTTCGGGCGTGCCTTCTTGGCGCATTCCGTAGTTATCAACATTTAGTCTAAATAAAGGAGCGTTGGGCGGGAGTAAGGCCAACAATAATTTAGAAGCGAGGTTGTTTACCCCTCGTGCCGCAACGCTCGCAAATGGTGTATCTAATCTAGAATGCGAACCAAACCCTTCTTCGGGCATAACATACGGCAGTGTGAGCTTTGAGCAACTACGCGCGCGATCTATATATTGATAGCGATTCCCTTCAAGAGAGCCATATATCTGTTTAGCAGTTTTGTGCATAAATTATGAAAGTGTTAAATTGTATTGATTAGCATTGTTAGCTTCAATAGCAGGGCGATTGGCGGTCTGATCTTTTGTGTAAATTATTAGCTCCTTAATTTTGCCAGTGAAGTAATCGTTAGTGTTTCTCGTTCCCAAATAATTTATCGAAACAGCATGTTGTTTACTTCCCATGTCTGAATCTGGAGACGAGTCTATAATCTCTGCGCCATTACGATAAGCTCTTACATTAGTGCCTGTTTCCGTTCCATCATGAATCACAGCGAACTGAGTCATTCCATTTACAGAAGTAGGAGCGTCAATACTTATTGTATTAGTTGAAAAGTAGTAACTTACTTTATTATTCTTAAAGCTGATACCTCTATTAGAACCTTGAGAACCTAATGTGAAATCGTTTGTGCTGTTCACTGCATCTTGAAGACAGAACACAGACAAAGGCGTTCCGCGAGATAGCGCAATATCATTATCAAAGTCGTAGTATTGAGAAGACCCATTAAACTTCACTCCCTCTAAGTAAGTCCCGTTCTCAACTATTAGCCCTTGTTTACTTGTGTCTGTCTGGGTAGCGTGTCTGCTATTTCCAGACTGGTCATACCAAGTTTCTACATGAGCATTCGCGTCGCCATCTGCATTTGTAAAATGTCTTAACTGTATGTTTGAAATCTCAACATTAAATAGAGCTTTTCTATAAAATATCAATGTTATAGATGGTTCTTTGTTTGGAGTGGTTCCGTCATCGAACAAAGTAAATCTAAATTTATTAAAACCTTTCGATACAGCAAACCTCTGTTTGTTTAAGTTGTCATTACTATCTGCGGTAGTGTCAGTATCTCTGGTTACTAACTCAATACGGTTTCTACTTGAAAATGGAACTGCGCTATTTATATCATCGCCTCCGCTTTGCGTGACGTTAAAAGTTACTTCGTAATGCCCTAAACTAAACCCTTCTGTGTCGTTGTGAAGTAGTGTGACACTTTTATCTGAAGTGCGTGCGCCGCCTGTAGCACTAACACTTAGTTTGGTAGTGCCCGTCCAGTAACCATTAATAGTTCCTAGATTACTGGTTTCAGTAAAGTCGTCATAAAACTGTTTGGATTTAAGAGTAGACGCAGTGCGGTTGAAAGAATTGTCTAAGACGTTTATAGCCCAGTCTTCAAGACGATGTATATCTTTAGCTCTAAATACTTTAGTTACGTTAGAGCCTCCAACAGCCTTACGTGCTTTTATAACGTTACTTTTGCCTTGCTTATCATTGAGGTCACGCAAGCTGGATGCTCCCTCGGATGCCCCTACAACTTTACTTAGTAGTGGACGAGACTCACCTGCTCGGTCTGAGCCGTGGACGCGTGCTGTTCTGTCGAGCGGAAGTGCGTCTCTTCCAGACCTTGAGATTGTTTTAACCACCGCTTCACGATCACGGTTGACCGTAAGGTTTTTTGAAACCCCGCCTTGCGTGCGGATGATAGTTCTACTTGGCATTTCTAGTAAGAAACGTTCGCGCCTGTTCCCATGCTATTTACAGAAACAGAAGGCCGACGAATTGTAAGTGCGCTAACACCACGTCTACGAGAACTTTGTCTCCTTTTGAGAGCTTTATTCTCTACCTTTTGAGCTGTTTTCGTGGGAGGAGGAGGAGGTGCGGGTGGGGGTGGAGGTGGCGGGATTTTAGGAGATGACATGCACATATTTATACTTTCACTTTAAGAGTTTTTATCTAATATATTTTCGTTTTGTTCGTTGTATTTAGAACGAAGAAAATTTACGACACTTCGTTGTCCGTAATGAAACACCAAAGTGTTGTGGTCAGTCTGTGATCCGAAGTCGCGTTGTGGAAAACACTCTTCGATTGCGTTGACTAACTCTTTGGAAATCAATGGGAAATTATCGTTTGTCTTCATATAAGATTATAGATCGTTAAGTGATGCGGGTAGTTTGTCTTGATTGATCCACTCCTTTGTCTGAATCAAACACATAGCGTTCCAAATAAGAGCACCCCCATGATCCTCAGATTCGTCCCCTTCCATGTATGCCCATAGGTGTCGGTAGATAGCATCTACATACCTAGACACAGGAATGCCTTGCTTCCAGTTGTCGCGGCCATATTTCAATGCGCCTTGTTCAAACCGCAGCGATGCGCGCCGAAGAGCTTCGGGAGGCATGAGAGAGGGAAGTCCTTTGTTGGTCATAGCGTCACGAACGGCTCCTGTATCGAACTCTGAGCGTTCTCCGCTATCGGGTAATTTAGTTGGCTTATCTGGATTCATAGGTCTAGTTTTAATTGCTTGGTGTTCAAAGGTCTTGGGTTCCATAGTTTTATACGCCCATCTTCGTAATCTGTATGTCTCAATATACGTGCGAGTCGTCCCGTCAATAGAGCATCGAACTCTAGCAAGCCGTGTTCCTTGTAGATGTCTACAACCGTCTGCCACGTAGCACCTCGTTCTTTGAGAAAGCGTTCAGCCCGTTTCATGCCTATACCTTTGACACCCTCAAAACCATCGGTAGCGTCCCCGCTTAATGTTTGGCAGAGCAGCGCAAAGTCAGCTTCTTCTGTAGACGTCACCACAGTTTTATTCTTCAAGTGGTTATGCCAAGCGCAGGGCAACGTCGCAAAGTCTTTATCGCCGCTAACGGCTATGTAGTTGGGGTTAGCTGTGCACTGGATACCAATAATATCATCAGCCTCTAAGTTCCTAGTTAGCAAACAGTTAAATGTCAACCACATCCACTTCTTTAAATCGCCCATTGCAAGAGGTTTTCGTTTACCTTTTCGGTTAGCCTTATACTCTGGAAACAACTGGTGTCTGAAAGTAGACCTATCACTAAAACAAACTACAAAATCTTCTACCTTCAACCTCTTTTGAATATCGTAGAGCTGATACTCCACGTCTACTTTGGCCATAGCTAGGTCTGAAGTTAGAGACCACAGATCGCCATCCCAGTTGACTTCATCTTCGCTGGAAAAGGCGGCTCTATATAGAACCATGTCTCCGTCTATAAATGCTTTTTGATAATCAGACATGGCAGTGATTTAGTAATGGTGTGCATGGGTATAAGGCTGCATTGATCCTGTTTGTTTGGTCGCTGGTATCGCATGAGGTGAGCGTTTTCGGGACTACTGACAAACTCATCACAAACAATCTCCTCACAAAGATTGGCAAGGTTGCTACGCGGGACAACAACAAAATCTCTTTGTCGTTCAAACGCAATGTGAGTAGCTTCTCCATAAAGCCAGCCTTTCTTACCAGAGTTACCAATAAACTCAATCCATACATACTCGTCCTGCTTGTCTCCTCCCCTATGTAGCCGCTTTCGGCTTTTAACATCGACTCTGATTTTGACGTCCACAAAGAAGTCAATGTGTCTAATTTGATCCGTGAAGCCTGTAGCTTGATTTGGTAAACCAAACGACTCCAAGGTCTTAGAAAATTGTTTCTCTGATGACGCGCCCATATCGGCGCAAGAACCGTCTCTATCATTTTTGTTTCGATACATGTCTCATGGGTTAAAAGTCAATGAGTATCCCTCCAGTTATTTCCTACTTTGTATTCGCCGTCCAAGGGACAACGTATGCCAAGAGTTCTGCCAGCCTCTTTTATTGAGTCGCAGAACAAACTGCCGAGAGTGTCGGCATGTTCGGGAGCGCAGCTAAATTGAACTTCGTCGTGAATATTTCCGTGCATCTGATAAGGCAGTGTCGCTGACTGAACGAACTCAACGAGTGCTTGTTTCATAATGATTGCACCGCAAGATTGCAGCAGAAGGTTCAACGCTGAGTGTTCTGATCTACAGATCAAGCGTCGGCCGTCTATGCCACGTAGCATGTTTGACATCTTGACCTTCTTTGAAACAGCAGAGGTAAGGTGTCTAAACGCTGGCATGGTGGACATAAAACGCTCTTTGAGACGCCGACCATCAGCAGATGTTCCATTGATTATCTGACCGATCTTGGCATCGCCTGCTCCGTAACAAAGGGCATAGATATATGTCTTGGCTTGGTCTCTGGTCTCTAACCCAGCGGCTTGCTGGTTGACCGTATGGATGTCACCGTCGAGTATCTTTGAAGAGTATTCGCCGTCGTCCCACTCGTGCAGGTAGTGTGCTAAACAACGAAGCTCAAGGCCGCTAGCGTCGGAGCCTACAAGAACCTTTCCTTCGGGAGCGGTAAAACAAGAGCGGCACTCTTCGCCGTAGTCAGCTCTGACTGAGGGAACCTGCGCCACGTTAGGATTGTTGTGAGTGCACCTAAAACTTACACATCCCAGTGTATTGACACTGCCGTGAATCGAGCCGTTACGCTGTAGTTTCAACCAAGCTTGCTTACCTTCAGCTACCTGTCCAAGTCGCTTCTGAACCAGCAGATATTCAAGCAGTAGTAGGCTCTCGTCCGTGCCTATCTCTTTCAATACGCCTTCGTTTATAACAGGACGTTTGCCTTCGTATTGAGCTGGCCGCCAACCCTGTTCCATGAGGCGTTCAGCAATCTGATCGCGGCTCCCAGCGTTAAAGGGAATTTCTT